GTCACATGAAAGAGAGAGGTGTAGGAATACGAGTGGGACATCGTTGGTCACATGGGGGAGCAGATTCTATAGCTAAAGCCTTGGGTATTTGTTTAGATAATTGTTGGGCGAACTTGATTGTTGAAGGTGATGGAGAGCATTTCGACCAGACGATACGTGAACTATTTAGTAATTTATATTTAAGTATGCAAATGTTGCACTATGACCCAACTTCAGAAGACTTACCAATATTTCGTATGGTGAATGAATTTCTTATTAAGAATATGATAAATAGGGTGACGCAAGTAATAGGAGAGGTATACGCAGTAATAAGTGGTGGTGTTCCTTCAGGAGCCTTTAATACAAGTCATATGGATTCTTGGATTATGTTTTTGTATTTTTGTTTGTTTTGCGTTTATACGATAGCAAATGCCCCAGATGATAAGAAGGAGGAATTGGAGGCAGCTTTCATGATATTAGTCCGAATAGTAGTTTACGGAGATGACCACTTGTATAATAAAGGTGTAGGAATATCCGCAGAGTATTTTAGTGGGCAGCGTTTTGCCGCATTTATGAAGAAACATTTCAATGTAGTAATACGTGATGTTAAAGATGGAATTCCTTTTTGCTCAACAGCTAGGAACGGACAAATAGTTACAATGGGAGCAACTTTCTTGAAACATCAGTTTGTAGTGAATGATGATACTTCTCCAGGTCAACCTAATTTTTTGCCTTATCGAGAATCGCGAGAGTTTGTTGTGCGTGCGATAAATGGTAGAGAGACTAAATCTCGTGATCAAATAGATGTTCTTTTATCTATAGTTGGTCATGCTTATGGTACATATGCTTCTAATAGAGATGCGTACGATCGATTGTATCTAATTTATTCAGAAATTTTAGTCTCTTTAGGAGATAAATTGCATGATGTACCTCGTATGATGGAAGAACGAATGACGTATGAAGACCTTAAGAAGTTGAGACAGTCGGATATTACAGTAGAACAACTCTTAGAAGGCTTTCCTTCATGGGATACATTAGTAAAGAAAAATGTATGGGATGCGGCTTATCAAGATATTTCAGGAGTGCCATTAGATCATGATGCGGATATTACAGGAATGGGAGAATTTTATTAATTGCCATTAGAAGATTAGATTCATTAAAGTTATGCCTCTTTAAAAGGATCCTACAGGATTATGAATTGAACTTCAATACTTAAAAAAAAAAAAAAAAAAAAAAC